TCGTTGGCATCAGCACAAAATGGTATCAGATCAGTAAGGGCGTCATCGTCGTTCAAATTGTAGCAAATGTCGTCGATATGGCACCCATAAAGATCAAGTTCCCGCCCCGCTTTCCCAGCAAGCTCCTCAAGCAATTCGAAGAAAGGATGCTGCTCGACGCACTCCGTAGTGCGATTGCTTGGATCACTGCTGTAGGGGCCGGATGCACCACTCGCGAGATCGCGCGCTTCGATGGACTCAATCTCTGCCCAGTAGAGTTCCAGTGCTCCATCTTTTACCCAGCGGATCTCCTCCTCGTGCTGCGCAGGGGCAGCCTTCAATGATGCCTCCAAAGACGCATACCAATCCTCAATCCGGGAGCGGCGCTGCTTCAGACTTATCTGCGCAACGATGGTGAACAGCATTGGAGCGTAGGCAATCAACGTTCGCACCGAGACATTGTAATGATGTGAAGTCATCCACAAGCGGTTCAGAGTAAGGCCGTCCATATCGACAACAAGGCGCTGCATCCCCGGGGCCACTTTGCTCTTGCCGATAAGAGCGTCTGAAGGCGGTTTGAGCAAAGTCTCCAAATCGACACCAAGCGCTACCGCAAGCTTTTCAACATTGGAGGGACGGAGTTCTTCCTCAAGACGGATCCGCCCAATGGTTTTGGTCCCGATCTTTGACTTTCGAGAGAGTTCGGTCCGGGTCATGCCGCGCTCGCGAAGGAGCGCTTCAAAAGTTTCTACATTGATACGCAAGTCAATATCTCCTCTGTTCTGCCCGATATGATCAATAGGTCACATATACGCAGGCCACAATGGAAATTTAGTAACCAAATTTCACCAAAAATCCGTCATGCTCCTGCTTTTTTGTTTGCGTCTGGGTGAGAAAGTGACGCTGTGGGGTAGATATATCCGTCGTTTTGTATCCATCCTCCCTCACTCGCCATCTTTCTGACCATCATACTCCAGAGAAACCTAAGGCGCGGCTTGCCTGATTCTCTGAGCGCGAATGCATCTTTGTTCAGTAAAGGAACTTCCAATGGCACGAGCCCATGGGGCGCGGGCGCAGATGGCGCTTGCGTTTGAGACCACCTATGGCACCGCCCCCACAACGGGGTTCCGGGTGGTGCCTTTTGCCAGCACGACGCTCGGCTCCGAGCAGCCGCTGATCACCTCGGAGCTTTTGGGCCAGGGGCGTGACCCGCTGGCCCCGATCAAAGACGCGGTGACGGCAGATGGCGATGTCGTGGTGCCGCTTGATGTTGAGAACTTCGGCCTTTGGCTGAAGGCGGCCTTCGGGGCCCCGACCACCACCGGCACCACGCCGAAGACCCATACGTTCCAATCCGGCAACTGGGCGCTGCCGAGCATGGCGATCGAGACGGGTATGCCGGAAGTGCCGCGCTATGCGATGTATGCGGGCTGTGTTTGCGATCAGCTCAGTTGGCAGATGGCGCGCTCGGGACTGCTGACCGCGACCGCCCGCCTGGTGGCCCAGGGCGAGAGCGTCGCTGCCGCCTCGGCGGCAGGCACGCCCACCGCGCTTTCGCTGCAACGCTTTGGCCACTTCAACGGGTCGATCAGTCGCAACGGGGTGCCGCTTGGCAATGTCATCTCGGCTGAGGTGACTTATTCCAACGGCCTCGACCGGATCGAGACAATCCGCTCGGATGGCAAGATCGAGGGGGTTGATCCTGGCATGGCAGCGCTGACCGGCAAGATCGAGGCCCGCTTTGCCGACACCACGCTGATCACCCAAGCGATGGATGGCACGCCTTGCGAATTGGTCTTCGGCTGGAGCCTGGGGGCCAATGCCAGCTTCAGCTTCACGGCGCATGCCGTCTATCTGCCGCGGCCCCGGATCGAGATCCCGGGTCCGCAGGGGATTCAGGCCACCTTTGATTGGCAGGCAGCCAAGGCGGCAAGCCCCGCTCGCATGTGTACCGCCACCCTCGTCAACACTGTCACCTCCTATTGAGAGGATCTCTTCCGCCATGCTGACCCTTGATCTTTCCAGCGCACCGTTCTGGTGCGAGCTCCTCCCCGGCCTGCGGGTCAAACTCCGGCCGTTGACCACGGCGCTGATGGTCGCCAGCCGCGCGGATCCTGCGATTGCCGCCCTCACCGAAGGGGTGGCGCCTGAAGAGGCCGCCCTTGCTATGGCCAAGGCGCTGGCGCGGCGCGCGATCCTCGACTGGGAGGGCGTTGGCGATGCCACGGGGGAGGCCTTGCCGGTCAGCCCCGAGGCGATCGACGCGCTTCTCGATGTGTGGCCGGTCTTTGAGGCCTTCCAGACCCGCTATGTCGCAAAAGGCCTGCTCTTGGATGCCGAAAAAAACGCCTCATCGCCCTTGCCGATTGGGAGTTCGGCGGGGGCGGCGGCTATTGCGCCGCCTGTGGGCCCGTCTGCCCCGACTGCCCCGCAAGGCTGAACGCGCCGCAGACTTGGGAGGGCGCGCAAGTCTGGGACCTCGTTCAGCGCCTAGGCGGGCAGCTGCGCCTCATCACCGGTGCGGTGATCGGTTGGGATATGGGGGCCGCACTGGCGCTCGGGGCGGCGCTTGGCATCCCGGCGCTTGCGGTTGCGGAGCTCATGCCGCCCATCGAGGCTGTGATGGTGCGCAAGATCAATGAAGCGATGCAGGCTGACGCTGGCGGCTAATCTGTCAGGCTTTGCCCTGCTTAGGCCGCTCGAAGGGGCTGGATTCCTGTGAGGTCTACCTTCTCGCGGGCGCGGGCCAAATCCCAGGACCGTTGCAGGTTCATCCAGTATTCTGGCGTGGTGCCAAAGAAGGTTGCAAGACGCATGGCCGTGTCGGCAGACAAGGTCGTCTCGCCCTTGACCAGCCGTTCGATCCGGGTGCGCGGCACAGCCAGGCGCTTTGCTAGGGCTGGCGCACTCATCGCCAGCGGCTCCAGATAGAGCAACGAGAGCACTTCACCAGGATGGGAAGGATTATGCAGCAGGCTCATCGTGTCTCCTTTCAGTGATAATCTACAAGTTCAACTTCGGCTGGACCTTGATCTGTCCAGACAAAACAAATGCGCCACTGGCCGTTGATGCGGACCGAATGCTGGCCGATCCTGTCGCCAACCAAGGCTTCCAGATGGTTGCCCGGCGGAAAGCGCAAGTCTTCCAAAACAACCGCCGCATCCAACGCAGAAAGCATAGCACGCGTTCGCCGTACCAGATCCGCCGGAAAGCCTTTGCCGAAACGGCCAGAGAGCGCCTGCTCAGTCAGTTTGCCGCGAATGCTGATGATCATGTCAAGCATGTATCATGCCGTGATACGAAAATCAAGGAGCCCGAGCCATGTCACAAAAAAAGGTCTCCGTCCGGCTTGTCGCCGTGGAGGCTGTCAGCCCTTGATCTTCTCGATCAGGGTGACCCCCGGCAGGCCCTCGAAATGCTTGTCGCAGGTCAGCAGTTCCGCTCCTTTGGCGCGGGCGGTCGCAAACATGATGGCATCGGCCGTTGCAAGCTTGTGGTTGCGGCAGGCCTCTGCCGCCGCGATAGCGATTTCTGTATCGAGCGGCACCACTTGGCAGACTTGGGTAAAGGCAATGACCTGATCTGCCTTGTCCTCGCCCGCTTCCCGCGTCAGCCACTTTGCCAGTTCCAGCTGAACCATGCTGGGGACAAGCCAGTCGGACTGTTCAGGCAGATGCGCCGCCAGTTTGTCGCCGGTCGGGGACCCGATCAGCCATTCGATCCAAGCGGATGTATCGACGAGGATCATCAGAAGCGGTCCGCTCGATCACGGTAATCGGCGGAAGATGCGCCACGTACCAGTCCCTTCAAGGCATCGCGTTTGGGGACCGGGACCAGTAAGACGCCAGTACCCTTCGGAATGAACGCAAAGGTCAGACCTGCCTCCCAATGCTGGGCACTGCGGATCGCCTTCGGGATCGAGATCTGGAACTTGGAGGAAAGGGTCGCGGTCTCGGACATGATCATACGCCTCCATGATCGATGTCGATAACGTAAGATGACTATAGCCCAAAATCAAGGATCTCGCCTCCATGTCAGAAAAGAAGGTCTCTGTCCGGCTTGTCGCTGTCGGCGGCCGACAGGTGCGGGCCGAGCTCGAAGGGATCGGCGAGGCGGGCGCGCGCGGCTTTGGCCGGCTCTCGTCCGAGATGACCGCGGCCAATGCGCGGCTCGCGGGTTTTGCCAGCAAGGCCGGGATTGCGCTGGCCGCCTTGACCACTGCCGCCACGGCGGCCGGAGTTGCAATGATCCAGTCAGGCCTCGAGGTGATCGGGGCACAGGCGGATATGGCAGCCTCGCTTGGCACAACAGTAGAAAGCCTGCAGGTGCTAACCTGGGCGGGGGAGTTGGCCGGGGTCTCGCTCGGAGAAATCGAACAGGCGACAAAAAAGCTGACGACGCGGCTTTCTGAGGCGGCGACGGGGTCAGGCACGGCGGTGAAGGCGCTGGCGCGTTTGAACCTGACGGCGACGGATCTGCAGGCTTTGCCTTTGGATCAGCGGATCGTCGCCATTCAAGAGGCGCTGAACAGGCTTGTCCCGGAGGCCGAGCGCGCGGCGGTGGCCTCGGACCTCTTTGGCGACAAGGCAGCACTGGCGTTCCTGCGGGTCGATCCCGCGACCTTGCGCGAGGCGGCAAGGGATGTGCGCGACTTTGGCGTGGCGGTGAGTGCTGCCGATGCGGTCCAGATCGAACGGACGGGGGATGCGATTGCGAAGTTGAGCCTGATCTGGCTCGGCCTCACGAACCGTCTGACGGCGGCGGTTGCGCCGGCGCTGGAAGCGGTGGCCAATGCACTTGCAGACATGGCACGCGGCACGGGACCGCTGGGACAGGCGATCAACCTGGTCTTCGACAACCTTGGACGGCTTGTGACTTATGCCAGCACATTCGCCGCGCTGATGGCCGGGCGCTGGGTCGTGGGAATGGCTGCGGCCGCGCTGTCGGTCAAAGGCCTTGCGACCGGGCTCGTGGTTTTGCGCGGGGCGCTCATTCGCACCGGCATCGGCGCGCTGATCGTGGGCGCAGGGGAGCTCGTCTATCAGTTTACCGAGCTTGTCGGCAAAGTCGGTGGGGTTGGTGCAGCCTTTGGCCTTCTCAAAGAGGTGGCTGTGGAAGCCTGGGATCGTCTGACGCTAGCGGCGACAGCCTCTTGGTCCCGTGTCGAGGCTGGCTGGGCCGGGGCGCAGGCCATGATCTACGAGGGACTGCAATCGGCACTGGCAGCCATGGTGGGCTGGGGCAATTCTGCCGTGGGCAGCTTCCAAGGCGCCTTTGATGCGGTGAAGGCGATCTGGGGGGCGCTGCCGCAAGTGATTGGCGATTTTGCCTATCAAGCCGCGAACGGTCTGATCGATGGCGTCGAGGCGATGTTGAATGCTGTAGTCACCCGCATCAACCGCTTCATCGAAGGCTTGAACGCGGCGCTGGACCTGCTGCCGGACTGGGCCACCAGTGAGGGCGGCATCAAGATCGGCACGCTTGATGCCGTCGATCTTGGCGGCATTGCCAATCCCTTCGCAGGGGCGGCAACGGCCGCGGGCACAGCGGCGGCTGATGCCTTCCAGGCGGCGATGGGCAAAGCTTACGTGGATACGCCTGACCTCTTCGGCGGCATGGCAGCGGCGGCGCGCACCCGGGCGGATGGCTATGCTGAGGCGGCGGGGATGCTCTCGGAGGCTGCCGCCAAGCCGATGACAGCTTGGGCCGCGCTGAAATCCGCGATCTTCGGCGCGGGCACCGAGGGGGAAGCGGCCTTGGACCAAGCCGCCACTGCCGCCGACGCGCTGTCGGACGGATTAGACAATGCCGGCAAATCTGCCGGTGGGGCTGGAGGGGCTGCGAAGCACGCGGCGGATGAGGCGGCCACGGGATGGGCGGCGGTCACGAAGTCGCTCTCTGACTATGCCAAGGGCGCGATGGAGTGGGGCAAGGGGCTTGGCGAGACGCTGACGGGCGCCTTCTCCTCGGCCGAAAACGCCTTCCGGCAGTTTGTCACCACCGGCAAGTTCGACTTCAGATCGCTCATCTCCTCGATCCTGGCCGATCTTGCGGTGCTCTCGTTCAAACGCGCGGTGCTCGGGCCGATCGCGGATGCGCTGTCCTTTGCCTTTGGCGGCGGGAGCTTTCTGGATGGCCTTGTGGCGCATAACGGTGCCGTTGTCGGCACCAGTGGGTCGACCCGATCCGTCCCCGCCATGGTCTTCGCAGGCGCGCCGCGGATGCATGAGGGCGGCTGGGCGGGTCTCAAGCCCGATGAGGTGCCGGCCATCCTGCAGCGCGGGGAGCGCGTGCTGTCGCGCCGAGAGCTTGCAAGCCAAGGGCGTGCTGGCGGGGCAGTTCCCGGTATCACGGTGAACATCGACGCGCGTGGTGCGCAGGTGGGTGTGGCCGAACAGATCAATGCAAAATTGCGGGCTGCTATCCCGGAAATCGCCCGCATCGCAAAGGAAAGCGTGGCCGACGGCCGGCGCAGAGGTCAGGGGATTTGATTATGGCGATTCCGATCTTGCCTCAGACGCTGGTGACCTCGCTCGAGCGGCGGCTGGTCAGTTCTGTGGCGGAGGCGCGTTCCCCGTTTACCGGCACCTCGCAGATCCAGGATTGGGGGGCCTCGTGGTGGGAGTATCAGATCGAGATGGCGGTGAGCCAAGGGGCCAATGCCCGGCGGTTGTCGGCTTTCTTTGCAGCCCTTGGCGGCCTCAGAGGCCGGTTCTTGTTCCCCGATCCGTCGATTGAGGTGTCAGTGGCGGTGGGTACTCCTTACGTGACCGCAGCCCAAAGTGCTGGTGCATCGACATTGCAAACCACCGCTTGGGGGCTGGGTCTCCGCGCGGGCGACTTCTTCCAACTCGGCGCCGATGTGACGACCCGGCTTTATCAGGTGATTGAGGATGTGGCGCCCGTGGGCGGTGAGGCGGCGCTGTCCTTCGTGCCGTCGCTCAGGTCGGCGGTATCGGCTGGCACCTTCCTTGGCGTTGAGACCCCCTCCGCGCTCCTGCGGCTGACGGCCCCGGTGCCGACGGTGATAGGCCGGGCCGACCAGCACCGCTTCACCCTCTCAGCGCGCGAAGCGCTTTGAAGCTTCGTTCTGTGCAGGCAACGATCTCGAAAGCTCCCCCATGTCGCGTGATCTCACCGCCGCCTTTGCTTCTGCGCTGGCGGATCAGACCCTGCGGCCAGTTATCTTCTTTGAGGGCCAGTTTGCTTCGGGCTGGGTGCGGATCTGGTCAGGCTTGGGAGAGGTGAGCTGGAATGGCCAGACTTGGTCTGGGGCTGGGTCGCTCTTGGGCCTCGGCTCCTTGGATGAGACCGGCGAAGTCGTGGCTGGCGGAACCGCGATCTCGCTCTCTGGCGTGCCGCTCGATCTGGTGCAGATGGCCATCGAGGAAGCGCGGCAGGGATTGCCGGGCCGGATTTGGCTTGGGCTCTTGGCCGAAGATGGCAGCATCATCACCAACCCGGTGCAGGCTTTCTCCGGCCGTCTCGATGTTCCAGAAATCAAGGATGATGCAGACACCTGCACGATCACCATCAGCTATGAAAGCCGTCTCATAGACCTGACCGTGGCGCGGACCTGGCGTTACACCCACGAAAGCCAGCAGGTGCTGTTTACTGGAGATTTGGGGTTTGAATATGTCACCGCGATCCAGGATCGAGAGATCACTTGGGGGCGGGGGTAAAGGGGATGAAACTGTTGTAAAATATGGAGATCAGTGCACTTTATGCACATTTTGAAAATCCCGACACCAGCCGGAATTTTGCAACACTGTGACGCACTTATCCTACGCCTTCCTGCATGCGGAAACTTATTATCACTATATAACAAAGAGATAGAATTTATGCCTATTTTTTAGGCAAAATCTCCAAGCGTCTGATGTCACTCAATTTTTACATCTACCTCTTGCTCCACCCCCAGAGATATCCACAGATTCTGTGGAGTCTTCTCCTCTTGCGCCGGGCGCCTATCTGGCGGCTGGAACGTGAGGGGTGAGTCGATCCAAAGGACATTGCGCCATGCCCCGCATTGACCACTGGGAGCGCAGGCTTGCGGGTGCGATCGACACAGCCCGGGCCCGGCCCTTCGCTTGGGGTCTTAACGATTGCCCGACCTTCGCCTTTGAGACGCGCACGGCTCTGACCGGCGGCGAGGATGTCGCCTCGCTCTGGCGGGGAAAATATTCCACCCATCTTGGCGGGCTTCGCGTCATGCGTCGCTTGGGGTGGCCGTCACTTGAGGCCATGGGTCATGCGCTTTTGGGGGTGCCATGGGATACCCCGCTTTTGGCGCAGCGCGGCGACATCGTGCTCACGGACAGCGGCATTGGCTTCGGCGTCGTGATTGGCGCCACGGCGGTTGGATTAACACCGGAGGGCCTCACCTTTGCCTCGATACGCTCTTGTCGTGTGGCTTGGCCTGTTTGATCCAAACGCGTTTGAGGTCGCTGTCGGGAAGCTGCGCGGCCCAGGCCTCCCCACCCGGACCGCGCATCGGGGCATACGTGGACCCGGAGACCGAGCAGCTTGGGTCACTGCATGGTCCAACGTCACCCCGCATTCGTCTGACAATAGATCGGTTGGCAATTGGTTGATGCGGGGCGCACGGGCTAGCGCCCGCGAACGGCTTATGCAGCGTAAAGCATCGTCAAAAGATTCATTCCTGACGCTCATGTATCACTCATGTCGCAAATTATCTACGATTCGTCGCTGAGGCCGCCGAGCGCCCTCATTCCGGAGCCTTTCCATGCCCTTCATCGTGACAGCCGTCACCGCAGTCGCGGGGGCGATCGGCGGGGTATTGGCGGCTGGCGGGATTGGGGCGGCACTGCTCCGGATCGGCGGCACGCTTCTCTTGTCCTACGCGGCACAGGCCTTGATGCCGAAACCGCAAGCAACGCTTGCAAACCGCACGGTGACGATCCGCGAGCCGGTGGTGCCACGCGATCTCGTCTATGGCCGCACCCGCAAGGGCGGGGTCATTGTCTTCCTGCATGCCTCGGGGCCGGCGGATCAATATCTCGATCTTGTTGTCGTGCTGGCCGCGCATCGCGTCAAATCCATTGGTGCCATCTACTTTGAGGGAGAGATGGCCCTCAATGCAGCCGGCGCCGCGCAGGGCCGCTGGGCCGGGAAAGTTCTTGTTGAGAAGAAACTCGGCGCGGCCGATCAGACAGCCTTCGCGGGCCTGAAAGCCGCGCTGCCTGACAAATGGACAGAAAACCACCGCCTGCGGGGCTGTGCAGCCATTAGGCTGCGGCTCACCTATGACCAGGACGCCTTCCCGGGCGGCATCCCGAACATCACGGTCGATCTCGAGGGCAAGGATGACATTTGGGATCCACGGACGCAACGCGCGGGCTACTCCGAGAACTCCGCTCTGTGTTTGGCCGACTATATGGCGAACCCGACCTGGGGTGTGGGGGCACGGATCGGCGAGGCCGACGGGATCGATGAGATGTCGCTCATTGAGGCCGCCAACATCTGCGACGAGCCCGTCGCCCTTGCCGGTGGCGGCACGGAACCGCGCTACGCCTGCAATGGGGTGATCACGCTGTCCGAGCCCCCGAAGACCATCATCGAAGGGATGCTCTCGTCCTTTGCCGGGCGCTGCGCCTTCTCGGGCGGGACCTGGCGCCTCTATGCAGGTGCGTGGCGGGCACCCGATCTGGCGCTGACGGCAGATCATGTCCGTGAGGGCGGGCTGACGCTGGCGACGCGGGTGACGATGTCAATGAGCTTCAACGCGGTGCGGGGTCAATTTGTCAGCCCCGAGAATGACTGGCAGCCGGATGACTTCCCGGCTTACGCATCAAGCGTTTACCTTGCAGAAGACGGCGGCGAGCAGAAATGGCGCGATATCTCGCTTCCGTTCACCATCTCTGCCGCAATGGCGCAGCGCTTGGCGAAGATCGAGCTTGAACGCGCACGGCGGCAAATGACGGTGCGGCTTTCTGGCAAGCTCTCGGCTTGGGCGGCGACGGTGGGCGATGTGGTGACGCTGTCCTATGCGCGCTGGGGCTTTGCCTCCAAACCCTTCGAGGTGCAGGGCGTGAGCCTTGATCTCACGGCCTCTGGCGATGGGGCATTGCTCCTGCCCGAGCTTGTGCTGCGCGAGACCTCACCCTTTGTTTATGATTGGACGGCCTCAGAAGAACAGATCTACGCCGCGGCCCCGAGGACGGCGCTGCCGAGGGCCCATGACATTCCCGCCCCAGGCCCGCCGCAGGTCACGGAAGAGATCTATGTCACGCGCGATGGCGGTGGGCTGAAGGTTCTGGCCAAGATCACTTGGGCGGCGGCACCGTCTGGTTTTGTGGCCGCGTATCAATTGCAGGCCCGTCGTTCCGAGGCGGCGGACTGGCTTGCCGGGGAATGGCTGGATTATGGGCGCACGGAGGGTTTGAGCCTCGAGATCCGCGACATTGCACCGGGGCTTTGGGACTTCCGGATCAAGGCGATCTCTGTTCTGGGCGTCTCTTCGCCGTGGCAAGAAACTGCAGTGGAAATCCTCGGCCTAACCGCGCCGCCACAGGGGTTGGAGAATGTGACACTGCAAACAGCAGGCGGGCTCGCCATTCTCAAATGGACGCGCTCGGTCGACCCCGATGTGCGCGTCGGCGGCAATATCGTGATCCGGCATTCGAAGGAGGCGACGGCCACTTGGGCCGACAGCTATTCGATGGACCGGGTCTCGGGGGGAGAGGCGATTGCCGTCGTGCCCTTGAAGCCCGGCACCTATCTCTTGCGCGCAGAAGATAGTGGTGGGCGCGCCGGCCCTGAGGTCCGGGTCTCGACCAAGGGGGCGCAGGTGCTGGCTTTCTCGCCCCTGGGCTTTCTGCAGGCTGATCCCGGCTTTGTCGGCGCGCAATCCGGCCTGGCGGTCAGCGGCACGAGCCTGACGCTCACCACGGCAACGGCAAATGGTGTGACGCAGGTCACCGCGATGGAGGGGCAGTACAGCTTCGCCGCCGGGCTCGATCTCGGAGCGGTGAAACGCGTGCGGCTGCGCTCAGAGATTGGGCTTGCGGCCTTGGCGCTGAATGACCGGATCGATGCCAGGACCGCGCTTATGGATGCTTGGGCGGATTTTGACGGGTCGGCCGGCGCAGAAATCGATGTGCTCTTCGAGATCCGCGAGACGGACGACGATCCCGCGGGCAATCCGCTCTGGGGTCCCTGGGGCCGTCTCGATGCCCATGAAATCGAGGCGCGTGCGGTTCAGGCGCGGGCGCATCTCACGACGAAGGACGCGTCTTATACGCCCATCGTCAGTCAATTGCGGCTTTACGCCGACGAGGTCGTTTGAACGCGCTTTGCGTTCCTATGGAGCGCGCCTTCGCTGCCGCTCAGTTCCGCCTCAAACGCGAACGCCCGCATGTCTTTTTGAGCAAGAACGGAAAACGCTGATATGCCCCAGACATCCAGCTTCGTGATCGCGAATGACGCGGGCGCGGCCGTTCGCGCCCGGATCAATGAGATTTTTGCGGCGCTGCAATCGACAAGTGCTGGGGCCTTGGCGCCGTCGGCCACGGTGGCGGGTATGCTCTGGGTCGACACCTCGGTCTCGCCGCCGGTCTTACGGCGGCGCAATGCCACCAACACCGGTTGGGATGCGCTTTTGGATGCGGCGGGCAATCTGGCGGGTTTGGCAAATACGGCCGTGGCGCGGGCAAACCTTGGGCTTGGCTCCATGGCCCAGAAATCCGCCGCCGACTATGATGCGGTGATTGCGGAAAAGGCCGCACTCTCTGGGGCCACCTTCACCGGGGTGGTAACGGCGCCAAACTTCGTCTCTTCGTCCGATGCCCGGCTCAAGACCGAGGTCGAGACCATTGTGGGGGCACTGGCCCTTCTCGGATCCTTGCGCGGGGTGCGCTTTACCATGGATGGAAGCCGACAGATCGGGGTGATCGCGCAGGAGGTGGCGACCGTGCTGCCCGAAGTGGTGCGGGCGGATGCGCAAACAGGCCAGCTCTCGGTGGCTTACGGCAATATCACCGGTCTCTTGATCGAGGCTGTCAAAGAACTCGCGGCCCGCGTGGCGGATTTGGAAGGACGGTTACTATGAGCGAAGGCGATGGGTTTATCGAGACGATCAACACGCTCTTTGGCGGGGCGGTGACCACGTTGATCGGGGCCTTCACCGGGCGGCTCATGTGGCATTCTGGCGAAGTGAAGCTTGGGCGGCGGCGCTTTTTTGGCAAGGAACTCCTTTGGGAAATCCCTGTGGCTGTCGGCATGGCGCTGATCGGCGAGGCGGCGGCGCGCTACATCGGGCTCTCGCAGCCGGTCTCGACAGGGTTTGTGGCGACATTGGCCTATCTTGGGCCGCGCGGAGCGGAGGCATTGCTGACCGCTTGGATTGGGCGGAAGAAATAACCTGCCCAAATTGGGCAGAGCGCAAGATAGCTTCACCTGGTAGCGGTAGGGCGCTAACGTCGCCAAAACAAAACGCAGGGGCCGGGACGTGCAGCACGAGAAAATCTACAGCATCTTCGGCCAAATGCTGGCCTTTGCCGTTTTGGGCCTGATGTTTTGTTCCGTCTATTGGACTCTTCACGGGTTGATAGGGCTATCGGCGCCCTTGCTTGGGCAAACTGGTAGCCTCTTTCTCGGATTGGCCGGAATTCCACTCTTGCTTATCATAGCAAGACGAAGCGTTAGCTTGGCTTTGGTCGTATCTTTGCTGATCGCTGGGGTGGATCGCGCCTATTATCGGGGTGTCGACTACCCGTTGGCGAATAGCGTGATTGCGGGCCTCTGCTTTGTGATTGCAGCGGTCATGTTGATCGGCGTCCTGTCGGAGCGCAGGAAGTTTGCCAACAAGGCCCTGCCGAAAGTGCTGATGGTTGTTTTGGGATTGGCCTTTCTGCTGCCAGCGGGGCTCATCGCCAAAGTGCTGACCATGCTGCGGATCCTCCCCCAAAGGTCGGACAGCGAATAGGCCAAGGCGGTTTGATGATCTGCCTGCTTGGCGGTTGAGCCGTTCCCCGATCGTCCATCGCGTCCCCAGAATAGTCTGCCGCCGAGAAATAACGCCGGCGACACCACGCCAACCCAGAAAGAACGCCGTCCCATCACCGGGGCGGCGTTTTGCATTCTACGGGAGAACCCCATGACGCCTTTTGACATTGCGAAGAGTTACATCGGTACGACCGAGGGCGCAGGCACCGCCGACAATCCCAAGATCATGGAGATGTATGCCTCGGTTGGTCAGGCCCATGTGGAGCATGATGATGTGGCTTGGTGCGCGGCCTTCGTCGGGCATTGCCTCGAGAAGGCGGGCATTCGGTCAACGCGCCGGCTGAACGCGCGGTCCTATCTCGACTGGGGTGTGCCGGTGGAGATCGCGGAGGCCCGGCAAGGCGACATCGGCGTCATCCCCCGCGGCAGGTCTGGTTGGCAGGGGCATGTCTTCTTCATCGACCGTGTTGAGGGGCAATGGGTCTGGGGCCTTGGCGGCAATCAGGATGATGCGGTCAGTGTGAAGCGTTATCCGGCTTCAAAGCTTTTGGGTGTTCGCCGTGCAGGGAATGTTGCACCTGCCGTGACGATGCCGGTCGAGGCGGTGCAAAGGCGCCTGAACGCGCTCGGCTATCACGAGGTGGGTCAGATCGATGGAAAGATCGGGTGCCGCACGCGGGCTGCCATTCTGGCCTTCCGGCAGGATAACGACCTCAGCCTAGTGCCCATCATCGATGTCGCGCTTACCGAGGCGCTGGAAGCCGCCTCGCCCCGCGAAATCGCGCCCGCGCGTGCAGCTGGCACTCCTGCCAAGAGCCGCATCATCACGGCAGCCAATGCTCAGGTTGGGCTTGGCGTGCTTGGCGCGGCGGGCTCGATCGGGAGCCAGATTGCGCCGGCCCTGATTGAAGCCGAACATGCCCGTGAAACAGCCGGGCGCCTGTTCAACCTGATCGGGCTTGAGACTTGGCTTGCGAGCGCGCTGCCGTGGATCGGAGCGGCCGTGTTCCTCGGGGTGATCTTCTATGCCCTGCGCGCCCGCGCGGCCCGGATCGAGGATCACAGGTCGGGGAAAACGCCATGACCGTGTTTGTCACGCGGATCTTCGCCGCCATCGGTCGCCGGGCGGCGCTGTGGATGGCGTTGATCGTGATCTTCTTTACCGCTTTGCGCCTTGCCGTCCGACAGGGTCGTCATGCGGCCAAGGCCGACTTTGCCATCCGCCACGCCGAGGCCCGGATCCGGGCGCTGCAAACCTCACAGGAAACCCGTCATGACATTCAAAACGCTGACCGTGCTGATCTTGAGCGCCGGGCTGACCGCTGGATGCGCGATTGATCCACGAGGGGAGCGGGACGACTGTGATTGGGCAGAGCCGATCAGACCCTCGCGCGCGGATGTTCTCTCAGACGGCACTCTGGCGCAGATCGTTGCCCATAATGAGGTCGGTGCCCGGCTTTGCGGGTGGGCGCCATGACCAACACGCATCTTCAGGAAGGACCGGTCATCCTGATCGGCTACGAATACCGGCTGCAGCTTCAGGCCGATGCAGAGCTCTTTCCTCAGGGCGCCAGTTTTGCTGGGCAGGTGCGCAGCACGATCAGCGCGGCAGCGGTCCTGGCGGAGCTTTCGACGGCAACGGGCAGCGTGCTGCGCCTCGACGCGCGCACCCTCGAGATCATTCTGTCCCCCGCAATTACAGCTGAGCTCGCCCCTGGAATGGTCGTGCTGGATCTGGTGCGTTCCGATCTAACACCAGACCGGCATCTCGGCTTCGTACTGGAAATCCCCGTGGTCTTGCCGGTGACGAGGTACCCCGTCCCTGGGGGGCTCTAAGCGATGACAGACGCGCTTGAGCTTCGGCCCCTGACCGGGCCGATCCGCCTGCATCTGACCTCAAGCGAACCGATCAGACTGCGCGTTCTGTCTGGGCCAGTGGCTGTGCGGCTTCTCGGCCAGCCCGGGCCCCAAGGCCGAACGGGTCTGCAGGGGGACAAGGGCGATCAGGGCACGCCCGGCGTGACCATTCTGCCCACTGACACCCCGATCACCGGAGGCTTCTTCTGATGGCCAATACCATCCAACTCAAACGCCGGATCTCAGGGCTCGCTGGCGCGCCCGCTGCTCTGAAGTCAGGTGAACTCGCCCATAACGAGGTCGATGACACGCTTTATGTCGGCAAGGGGGATGACGGGGCGGGTAATGCAACCTCCGTCATTCCGCTCGCCGGCAAGGGCGGTTTCGTCGATCTGACAGGCGCGCAGACGATTGGTGGGGCCAAGACCTTCACATTGGTCCCGAAATCCTCCCAAGACGCCAGCGCTGCGTCTGATCTCATCCGCAAATCGCAACTTGATGGCTTGCTTGCGGGGAAAGCCCCCCTGGCTTCGCCAGTCCTGACCGGAACTCCAAGCGCCCCAACGGCAGTATCGGGGACAAACAGCACGCAAATCGCCACCACCGCCTTCGTGCAACAGGCCACTGCTGCCTTTGGCCCCGGCGATATGCTGAAATCCACCTATGACACCGACAATGACGGCAAGGTCGATGCGGCCGAGGTGGCTGATGCTGCACCTTGGGCCGGGATTACCGGCAAGCCGACAAGCTTTCCGCCCGCGACCCACCCGCATGTCGTGAGCGATGTGACGGGCCTGCAAGCGGCACTGGATGCGAAAGCGCCGCTTGCTTCCCCCGCGCTGACCGGAACGCCGACGGCGCCCACAGCGCTCTTGGGCACCAACACGACGCAGCTGGCGACGACGGGGTTTGTGGCTGCGGCCATCGGGGCGCTGATCGATGCAGCCCCGGGCGCCATGGATACTTTGAACGAGCTAGCGGCCGCTCTCGGGGATGATCCGAGTTTTGCTTCCACCGTGACCAACGCGCTGGCGGGGAAACTGGCTTCTGCTTCAAACCTTGCCGATCTGCCGAACAAGGCCACATCGAGGACGAATTTGGGGCTTGGCTCACTTGCCACGCAGGCCGCGAGCAGCGTCGCGATCACGGGTGGGACGATCGATGGCATTGCGCTTGATGGGGGGACGTTCTGAGCCATGGCCAACACGCTTCTAGTCAAGCGCACGACGGTCGCGGGCCGGGTGCCGACCACCGCACAGCTTGCGGCCGGGGAGCTTGCGGTCAATGTGACCGACGGCAAGCTCTTCCTCAAACGCGTCTCTGGCGCTGAAACGGTGGTGGAGCTTGGGCAAACCGGGCCTCAGGGGCCAGCCGGTCCTGTAGGGGCAACTGGTCCGGCGGGGCCACAGGGCGCAACAGGCGCCACGGGACCACAAGGTCCTGCGGGCACAAATGGCTCTCCCGATACCGCAGCGCAGGTGCTGGCAAAGCTCATCACGGTCGACGGCGCGGGCTCCGGTCTTGATGCCGATCTTCTTGATGGCAGCCACGCCAGCGCCTTTGCCTTGCTGGCAGGCGCCACCTTCACCGGCACGGTGACCGCGCCGAACTTTGTGTCGTCCTCAGACGCGCGACTCAAATCCGACATCGCCGTGGTCCCGGATGCACTTCAGAAACTGCGGGCGCTGAGGGGCGTCACCTATCGCATGGCCGGGTCTGAAGCCCGCCAGATGGGTCTCATTGCCCAAGACGTGCAGGCGGTTGCCCCGGAAGTGGTGGTCGTGACGGAGGGTGTGCTGCGTCTCGCCTATGGCAATCTCATCGGCCTCCTCGTCGAGGCCATCAAAGACCTCGCATCTGAGGTCGATCAGCTCAAAAGGACCGCCCCATGATCGAGACCGGGCTTTATGCCATCACGAACTGCGGCGTGCCGCGCCATTACGCGGTCGATGTCAAACCGGGCTATGCCGGGCTTGCGGTCTTTGTGCCTACCAGCGAAGGCACAACTGCGGGCATGGCGGGTATCATGCTCTGGGCTGATCTGCGCACCTATCTCGAGACCCCGCCCGATTTTGGCAACGCGGCAGGCTTTGTCGACACGCGCAATGACGAGGTCTTTGTCCCGGACCTGCCTGGCACGGCGCATGGCGGGGTTTACAAGGGGCGCTCTTACATCTTTGCCTCAGGCATGAACGGGCTCGATGAGCTCGTTGACTTCTCGCTTCTTGATATTGCGGTGGGGCTGAATGCCCAGCCTTTGCCCTGGCGCAACCGCTTCGCCCAGACCGCCCGAGAAAAGGTCGACACCTCCTTCCGGCACCGTGCGCGTGAGCGCCTCTCCAATGCCATGGTGGTGTTCATGCCGATCGCTGCCCCCTTCGATCAAACCCGCATTGAGGTGCTCTGCGAGGGCGATCCGATCCTGCTGAATGGCACAGTGCTCGCCGGCCGAGTCCCTGATGCCGACATCCCGAAGGACGGGGTGTGGTTCAAGCAGTTCTACTTCCATGCGGTGGCAGATGGCCCAGCGGGGGAGGTCTTGACCGTGCCCGCCGGCGGACGGGCAGAGGTTCCCGTTCATTTGCGCTGGAACAAGGACGCATCTCCTTGCGCCCATGCCATGACGCTCAGGCTTGAGAGCGATGCGGGCTATCTGCCAAGCCGGCGTCTTCACACAGACGAAACCGGCCAGGCTCGTTTTGCAGTCGAGGCCTTAGGGCTGACGGCGGGCGAGCGCATCACCGTCAAGATCAACACCGAGCATTACACCGCCATTGGCAAGATCACCTTGGAGGTCGTGTGATGGAGATTGCGACCACGAGCATGATGCAGGTGATTTATCCTACCTTTGTCCTGCACAAGCATTGGGACATGCCTAAGGGGTTTAACGATCGCCTTTCCGCGCTGGCGAAAGAGGACACGGAACGCAACCGCATCAGGGACCCCCGAGATCCGCGCACCTCAGGGGACATGACCAATCACCTAGGCCATCTGCGCCACAACTTTCTGATGGACAGCAAAGACCCTGTGATCGCGATGCTGGCTCAGATGGCAGCGGCTGGCGTGCGCGAGTATCTGCAGCTCGCTTACGGCTATGACCATGCCGGAGAAATCCGCATGATGGCGGACAGCTTCTGGCAGCGCCGGGCGCAGCGGGAGAATCTCGGGATTCACACCCATACGCATCCCCAGACGGACATTGTCTGCACCTACTATCCGCGGGTCATATTGGACCAAGATTGCCCGGACACATCGCAGCTCCATCGCGGCGCTGTGCGGTTCTATGATCCGGCCAATGTCGGCAAGCGGCTTTGGCCCTGCCGAAACCCTGACGTTTACGTCAGCGGATGGTATGCGGTCGAGCCGCGCACTGGGTCCATGCTTATCTTCGAGGGGCATGTGCCCCATGACAGCACCTACTTCGAGGGGGAGGAGCGGATGTGCATTCCGGTCCTGTGCAACCTCGATCTTCCCAACTCCCATTGCAAGGTCGGGCTTCGCGACATTCTCGCGGCCCAAAGAGAAGGAGGCTCTCATGGCCTATAAAGTTGGCACCACCATCGTGATCGACGATCAGGGTTTTGTGCCCTGGTCACGCATCTCTGGGGCACCGGCGGCGGGTTTGACACCCGGCGAATACACCAAGACCGCCGCAGAATACAAAGCTGTAGGTGCAGGTAACCTCTCGAGCACCGCATATCTGGGTGTTGAATATCAGCCCGACATGACGTTCCACGATGTCTATGTGACGACCTATTCGAACTGCAACTGCAACTGTGCCTGCCGGTGCTGACGATGGAGGTTCATAGCAGGAGCGTCGAGCTCTGGCCTACCCGCGTTAGCTTCTTCGAGACGCCTGTCGATTGGGAGGTGAACCGACAGGTGGCGGATGAGGCCATTGCGGCTGTGAAGGGCAATACCACGCGCCTTTCTGCGGCCGAGCGCCGGGTGCGGGGAATTCTCGAACGCAGTGATGCCGGCCAAGCCCTGAAGTCCCACCTCTTTGCCTGCGCGCGCGCCGTGCTCGGTCCCTGGGCCCCGTGCCTCGACCCCGACCATTGCGAACACCGCGCCTTGGTCATCGGGCCCGGTGGCTTCATCTCGACCCACAAGGACAGCCGCGAGGGGGACCTCACTTGCGTGCACTTCCTGACCGGTAGCGGGGTAGGGCAGCCGGTGAACTCTGTCGGCACCCCGCGCTTTGTGATTGAGGATCCGTCGCGCTACTTCGATGAGGGACGGCTGCCCTATGAGAGCCGCCATGGCTACTCGGTCAATCCGCGACCGGGGCTCTCGGTCTTCTTCCCCTCCCACATTCCCCACAACCAGCACCCCTATGAGGGGAGCGCGCCGCATGTGCAGGTCGTCGCGAACTTCCGCGTCAATCTGCCCGTGGCGATCGAAGAAAGGCTTTTTGACTGATGTGGTTTGATCTGACGTTGGAAGCGCGGGATGGCAGCCGCCATTCCGTCCGCTACAACCCGCACACTTCGGAATGCGAGGGGCTGCCACTGCCTGTTAACCCGGGAACCTTCGCGCAGGTCGCCCGTGTGGCCAAAGACAAGCCCCTGGGCAAATCCCGTGCGCCTCTGGTGCTCAAAATCCAGCTGGGCCTGTCGTGCAACTATGCTTGCACCTATTGCAGTCAGGCCTTCCAGATCGCGGATGCCACGGTCTCGAG